ATTTCCTCATTACACTTGTCGCAAAGTGTGTAACTTTCAATCGTAACATCAACTTCCTTTATTTGTTTTTCTGTTTTAATTACTTGCATTTTCTTTTGTTTTATCTGGTTTGAAATTCACTTATCTTTTTATGTAGGATTCGGATTTAGTCATTTAAAATTTTCCTGGATATCTAATACATTCATCTAATTGAGTTGGTATTAATTTAGCAATGTTTTTTCTACTTCTAACGCTGTTATGGTTAATGCTTGTACGAACTGCATCAACAGTTAAAAAGTCTTCAATAACATACTCAACATTTTGTATGATAAAAGTATGTTTAGGTTTTTCGTGTATTCGTTTAGGGTTGTTTAAATGTGAGTTTTCCATTTGCTTAATCAATAATTTTTATAATCTGATTCGGTTCAACCGTACCTATTGCTCCATCACATTCAACTAAATAAGCCGTTACTGATATAGAACCTAGTCTATTTTGGCCATCATGAAAATTGAATCCCCTTTGCGCTGCGGTATATTCATCAAATTTATATTGAGGCTTTTCTACTAAAACAGAATCTAGGATAATTCCGTTTTTATATTGGACTCCTTCTCTATGGCTATAAGTTTTAAACTCTATTTTTTTCCCTATCATTTTTGTTGTGTTTTATCGGTGAGCCCTTTTTCTAGTTTTAAAAACTGGATATCAATGTGATTAATCAAATGGTCTTGATAAATATCTTCAGTAAGCATTACTGGGTTTATAAAGGTTACTGAAGATGCCCTTTTGCCATTAACTAATTTTTCTATTCGTAGCTTCATTTTAGTTGGCTCACTTCCCTCACCCCCATAGGTTAAAGATAACCATTCTTCAGTTGTTACTTTTTCACTTAGTTTGTTCATTGCGTTTTTTATTTAAGTGGTTGTGTTGTTTTTATTTTAGGTTGATTTTGTCTATTCAAATTTATGTGAGTTGCGGTTTCTAATCAAATTTATCAAACGGGTCATCAGGTTTTTTGTCGGGTGCGGATATTCGTGTACGGGATGCAGGGGTTAGTCCAAACTCCCTACACATAGCAATGTAGTTTTTAAATGCTTTGTCGGCTACTGCTATCATTGGGTTTGTTTCGGTTAGTTTAATTGTTTTCCCATTTGGCAATACTCTTTCGGTTTCAACTTCCAAACCTTTTGCGGCAATTATATCTTGCGCCTCTCGCATTAACCCGTACCAAGTGCAGCAACTATGCAAGGCTTCTACATCAACCCTAGTTACTAAACCTATTTTAGCGTACTCGCTCATAATATCTAGCCAATACTTAGAGCCCCACTCATTCAAGTCGCTCGGAGGTGTTAACCCTACTTCAATAGTTGGTTGAATCTCGGTTTTTGGTGCGCGGTCTTTTCTATAAGTGCCTTCTGTCTTTTTTAATTCTGTCGGTTTTCGTGCTGTCATTTTTTCGCGCGCGTGATATATTTAAAGTTATTATTTAAATTTATATGTTCAATAA